GAGGGGAATTAACGAATGTAATAACGTTCCGTTTGATGCATACCAACAATTGACCGTAAGAACCTCCGGGAGTATCTGGCTCGACTATAACCCGGCTTCGATCTTTTGGGTAGATAAAGAATTAGTAGGTAAAGAAGATACTACTTTCATAACTCTTACCTATAAGGATAACGAATCTCTCCCTCAAACAATAGTAAAAGAAATAGAGAAAGCTAGAGAGAAATCTAAAACCTCTACCTATTGGTCTAATTGGTGGCGAGTTTATGGTTTAGGTTTGACCGGAAATATTGAGGGCGCTTGTATTCCGGATTGGAAAGAGATCGATAAGATACCAACAGAAGCTAGATTATTAGGACACGGTTTAGATTTTGGATATTCGATAGACAACTCAACTATTATAAGTTTGTACAAATGGAATAACGCTTATATATACGACGAGGTTTTATGTAAAAAAGGAATGCTTAATAGAGATATAAGTAGATTCTTAACTCAATCAAATATAAAAGAAACTATCGTGGCTGATTCCGCTGAACCAAAATCTATAGCCGAGCTTCAAACTTACGGGCATTCTATATATGGAGTAAGCAAAGGAAGAGATTCCGTAGTATATGGTTTAAACCTAATGAATCAAAACGAGATATACGTTACCGCAAAAAGTAAAAATCTAAAAAGAGAATTATCCGGTTATATTTGGGCAAAGGATAAAGAAGGAAACCAACTACAAAAACCGACTGGTGAACACCCAGATTGTATAGATGCGGCACGGTATGTTTTAACCGACCAATTAGAAAACCCCAACAAAGGAAAGTATTTTATTTATTAATTGTTAATTATTTGTTTATAACAAAATAAATTGTATATTTGAGTATAATTAAAAACAAAGACAAATGAAAAAAGAATTCAATCAATTTGGAAAATGGTTTGTAGAAACTTACGAGGATAAAGAAGAAGAACGATTTAAAAGAGAAAGAGAATATAACAAGCTCGATAATCGATATTCAAGTTTTGGCAAAACAAACAACTATTAAAACAACGGGGCGAAAGCCCCTTTAAAAGAAAGACAAATGATAAAGTTTATTTACGACGATGGAGGTAGATCTAAAGCCGGATACAAAGGAAAGACGGGAGACTGCGTTATTAGAGCTATAGCAATCTCGACCAAGACTCCTTATAAGGAAGTCTATAAAGATCTAAGTAAGTTGCAAGGGTCAACGGTAAGAAGAGGAGTACGCAAAGAATGGTACGAAAAGTATTTAAAAAATATTGGCTGGACTTGGAAGCCTACGATGTTATTTGGTCAAGGATGCAAAGTACATTTAAGAGCGGACGAATTACCAAAGGGTAATATTATAGTTAGACTATCGAAGCATCTAGCTGCGGTAGAAAACGGAATAGTTAGAGATACTTTCGATTGTACTCGAGAGGGTAAAAGATGCGTCTATGGTTACTATTTCAAAGAAGAGTAAAATAGATTGTTAATTATTTGTTTATAAAATAAAAAGGGTTATCTTTGAGTATAATTTAAAACAAACAAAATGGCAATATTCGCAATACAAGACTCGCAAAACAATTTTTTTATAAAAAACTTTAATCTAGGACAACTAAATGTTCCACAATTCGGAAATAATGGAGACGTTAAAATATTTAATTCTTCGGACGATGCTCGTAAAGTAGCTGATACGCTTACAGTTCCAGTAACAGTAACGCAAGTATTCAAAAAATAAAAACAACGGGGGGCGAAAGCCCTTTTTTAAACAAAGACAAATGAAAAACGCAATGAACTTAGTGCAAATTTATAAAACCTTAAACGAATTAGTTGAGTCGTCTATTAAAGATAAGACCGTAACCGCTAAAGCAGCGAACGCTTTACTAGACCTAAAGAGTCAAGTACACGATTATGTATTAGACTCTATAGACGGATTTACATTATTAGAGTCCAATAAGATTTTTGATAAGTTAGAAGACATAAGAAAAAACAATTAAGAGGTAAACCAACGGGGAGGCAACTCCCTTTTATTAACTAATAATTAAACTATGGAATACGAGACAGAGGAAATGATTTTTCAATACGTAACGGCTAAAGAAAATAGGTATAAAGTTTTAAAGTATATTATAGGCGGCACCGTTTGGTTTTTTGCCGGACTTGGTTTTATGTACGGAATGGCATTAACATACGCTTACATTTGGAAAGCCTTATAGTTATGAAACAAGCTTGCTGGTACGAAAATATATACGTTGTACAAAAACCGGTTAAGATCGGAAATAAGAAGGGCGGGTATAACGTTAAACTTTATATAGACTATAAAGGAAAGAGCCGAGTAAACGGCAAAGAGGAGTACGTACAAAATAGTATAGAACTCGAAAACAAAATAGAAGAGGTTTATAAGTACGCTTACAATAGATTTATATTAGGAAATTAAAAATTTCATTTTGTTAGTTTGGATTAGATCGCTATTAGGCGGTCTTTTCCTTTTTATACAATATCTTAGTAATCTTATTATATATATATGAAAGTAAAGATAAACGTCCCGGATAGTTTAAAAGAAATTAGACTCGCTCAATATCAAAAGTTTCAAAAGCTAAACAATAAAGAAAATAAAGACACTACTTTTATCTCTCAAAAAATGATTGAGATATTTTGTAACATAGATTTAAAAGACGTAGCTAATATAAAATACTCAAGCGTTAAGAATATTATAGGCGAATTAAATAAAGTATTTGAAGAGAAAACGGATCTAGTCCCAACGTTTAATTTAAACGGTATAAATTTTGGCTTTATACCAATTCTCGACGATATGACATTAGGAGAGTATATAGATTTAGATACCTACTTAGGAGATTGGGAAAATATCCATAAGGCAATGAACGTGCTTTATAGACCGATTAAATTTAAGAAAGGCGGTAAATACAATATAGAAAACTACGGTAAAGACAACTACTCCGACTTGCTTAAAAATATGCCTTTAGATATAGTATTAGGTAGTATAGTTTTTTTTTGGAATTTAAGCAAAGAGTTATTGAAAATTACCCTGAACTATTTGAGTCAGGAAACGGAGAAAATGAGTACGGAGCAGAAGCAAATTTTGCAGAAAAATGGGGATGGTTTAGCAGCATTACGCACTTGGCACAAAAAGATGTCTCACGCTTTGATTTAGTAACGGAGTTAAACGTGCATAAATGCCTAGTATATCTAGCGTTTGAAAAAGAAAAAATAGAACTAGAATCGAATAGAATTAAAAGGAAATGAAAGGATTTTATAACGTAACGAAAAAGATTAAAGACTCTTTGATAGCAGAGCCTTTTTGTAATACGGTAACCTTTGGATCTTTAGACGATGTAGACCTTAGTAAGCAGACGATATTTCCTTTGTCACATATTATAGTAAACAATACAATAGTAGGAACTAAAACGCTAACGTTTAATATTTCTATTTTGTCGATGGATATAGTAGACATTAGCAAAGAAGCAACTACTGACATATTCGTAGGAAACGACAACGAGCAAGACGTTTTAAATACTCAATTAGGATTACAAACTAGAATTATTAATATATTACAAAGAGGAGATTTATTTACAGAGCTTTACCAAGTAGAAGGCGCCGTAACTTGCGAGCCTTTCGTAGATAGATTCGAAAACAAATTAGCCGGATGGTCTGCAACCTTAGATATAATTGTACCTAACGATATGACTATATGCAATTAAAAGAAACAAATAAAAGGCTTAACGCTTTCGGTAAGTATGTAGTCTCTCAATCTAGGACGAATCTAACTAAGAGTAAAAAGAATTTTAGTAAAAGATTATATAATAGTATCTCTTATACTATAGACGAAACAAGTAGTGGAAGCCGCCTTTATATTGAGATGGAAGATTACGGAATGTTTCAAGATAGAGGAGTAAAGGGAAAGAATCCAAAACTAGTAAAAAACGGACAACAAAAAGCGCCTAATAGTCCATTTAAATTTAATAGTAAAATGCCTCCTTTAGATCCTTTGGTTAAATGGGCAAAAAGTAAAAACATAAGATTAAGAGATAAGAAAGGAAAGTTTAAAAAAGGCAACTATAAAACAATAGGATTTATATTACAAAAAAGAATATTTGCCCAAGGCTTAAAACCTAGCCTATTTTTTACTAAACCTTTTGCAAAAGCATTTAAAGAGCTACCTCCGGATTTAGGTAAGAGCTTTGGAATTGATATAGAAAATCTATTAACGTAAATTATGAGCACAAAAATAAACGCAAGGAGTCCCTTTTTTATAAAGTATGTAGAACCCGTTGAGCCATTAGTAGAATTAACGGCGGCATTAATAAACGCTCAAAACTTTGCGGTAGGAGTCCAAGGAGAGGTAACGGTTCCGAGTCTTTCTTTTGGATCCTTAATAAGTTTAACGACAACTAATAGCGCATTTGCTGCAGGTAAATGGGCGGTAGTAAGTTCTATCACAAGTAGATCTATGGTGGCAAGAGTATTAGTCCCTACGGGATTCTCAAACGCCGGAAACTTTATAGATATAACCGTATCGGCTAATCAAGCCGTCCCCGCTTGTGTAAATAGAATAACTTTAAATAATGCAATTCCGGATAAAACTTTGGCGGTATTTGGTAACTCTACATCGATAACTTTAAGCAACCATTTTAGTATAAGCGCCGGAACTATTGCCTATAAACTAGGGCAAAATTCTTTTTCGGAATTCGATTTATCGTTACAAGCCGGAGTAATAACAATTACAACAAAGACAACCGCCGGAGTATTTCCAATCGTAATCGTTGCCTTTAGTTCTAGCGACTCAACTACTTGCGAAGTTGTAGATAGTTTTAATGTAACGGTAAATAACGCCGGTACTTTTAATTGTACCCTTGCTAATCTTTTAGGCGGGGACGTTTCAAAAGCCGGAGCCTTAATATTACCTAATAGCGTAGGTACAATTACTAAGACAATGGAAACAAGCGGAGGTAA